ATGGCTGTGACAGAAAATTCAGGTGACCCGAAATCACGGTTCGACGCGGACATCAAACGATGGGAGCTTGGGTTTTCCGAAATTGAGGCGATAAGAAAACGCGGGAACGACACCCACATCGCTTTTCGCAATTACTCAGTAGCCTTCTCGCAACTAGCACTTCGCAGTGCCTTCTTGATGAATGGTGGTGCGATGTTTGCGGGTCTTGCTTTTCTTGGAGCGCTGTCGCGAGCCAGTGACGACAATACCTATTTGACGGGCTTCATTGTGGCCTGCGCGTGTTTTGTAGTTGGAATAATCGCAGCAGCAGCGGCCGCGTTGTCAGCGTATTTGAACTATGAATCTCATTCACTACGAGAACAATACGAAACTAAACGCGACGCTTTGAGCAAGTCAGTTTCTCATTTTCCAGATCTCTACGTCGATCAGCAGCAGGCGGTTGATGCAGACAATTCCAACTGGAATGCTGAGATCATAAAGCATGAGAAAATCATCATTGACACGCAAAAGTGGGCGGTCGGGTTTGGCGTGACCTCATTTATCCTCTTCATGATTGGATGTGTCGTTGTCGGAGGCACAATGGCGACTGCCTAAATCGCGTATTGCCAAATCAACCACCTGGTCGATATTGGTACAAAGAGAGAACAAGTTTCAGGTTTGAATATGTCTCGTCGCAGCGGGCGCGGTTTCATCAACACTCAGGAAGTGCTGGAAAAGCTCAGCCTTGGCAGAGCCGGAGCTGTCCAGGTCATGCGATCAGCGAAGATCGGATCGCCGCAATATCGGACGGCCATACACCTGAGCGAGGCGATTGACGACATGGTCGAGAAACTGACCGGAGACCGGACCTATTTTCACGACAAGCCCGCATCGACGGCGCCGCGGGAAGATCCGCTCAGAAGATAATCAGATAGAGCAGAGCGATTGCCAACGCGGCCAGGAGCACCCTGCCCTGACCGCGTGTTGCCTCCTTGGCGTATTTACGCTTCTTCATCGCGCTTACCCACGTGAAGGGGGCTGGCACGGTAGATACCGTGAAGGCGAAAAATCTTCAGCAGGATCTCGATGACGACGATGCCGAGGACTCCCATCAGAAAACCGGACATACCAGCGGTCTTTTCCGGCGGCACATTCAACCCGCCCAGAACAAGCGACAGGAGCGGGATCGCCAGGGGCGACAGATAAAGCGCACAAAGGGTGCCGACGACGATTTTTCGCACTGCCGGCAGGAACCCTGACCACTCCATTGCAGCGGACACAGCCGCACCGGCAAGGCCGGCGGTTGCCAGTTCTCCGGTTGCGGTTTGCATCCACGCCGAAACGCTCTGCCAAACACTCATTCCACATCCCCGCTTAAGCTGTTTCGATAGGTGTCGTGCCAGTTCGCACAACGCAGGACTCGGCTGTTCGCCCGGCCGAGGGCCTGGTCTGTCTTGATAAGGGCGACATCAAGCGGATCACCGAGGGCAACGCCCGATCGTTCCCGCTTCCGGCAGTCTTCCGGCAACGGCGGATCGGCCTCTGATTGAGCAGCCGACGCACCGATCCGCGCGCCTGCCGAGACCGCCCGGTCCCTATCGGTTTGGCAGGCGGTCAAGAAGACGCTGATCAACAACATCACGGGAAGTCGGTTCATAGTTGCTCAGCTCCTGCGCCTGGAAAGTGGCAATGGCTTCAGCTTCGGAAAGCTGGCGTTGAAAAGAGAAGTTCGCCGCCTCCGCGGCTTCGGCCCGTTTGCGAGCCGCGGCCAGTTCGGCCTCGGCCGCTGCCAGCTCGACGTCGGCTACATAGGACGTCACAGCGGCACGAACGGCACTCGACTTGTCCAGCCGGTGCCAGGTGTAGAGTGCCGCCGCAACCGCAAGGAACGCGATCACGACGGCGCCGGTTCTGGATTTCCAGACCGCAGCAGCAAGCGCCAGCATCAGCCGTAATCCGGAGTCGAAGGCGCTTTCGACATCAGCTGCTTGCCCACAGCATCGAGGCCGAACGCAGCAACGGCAAAGGTGATTACCGGTGCAACGAACAGCTCCGCCCAATCACGGGCCGCCGTGCCACCGCCGTGCAGCAAGTCATAAAAACAAAGCACCGCCAGACCTGCCAGCAGCGCCCACGCGGTTTCCCGCTTGTAGGTCTTCACCATGGATTTTCTCTCAGTCGGGGATGATCGAAATTTGGTCGTCGGTCTGCAGTCGCCAGACACATCTGTTTCTGCGTGTCACCGGGTAGCAGCGTAATCAGCCGGCTCAACACTATCCGCACGCAAGGCCGGATATCTCCGAAACGGGAAGGTCTTCGGCCAACGGAAGGCGATGAACTTGCTTTCAGGAAACGAGCTGATCGTGACCGCGTTCTGCTGGTTGCCCCCCATCAGAAAGACGCGGCGTTTCGCAGCGTCATAGCCGACAACAATGCCGACGTGCCCGGAGTTTGCGGTCCAACGTATGACGCCAATTGCTCCAACCAGAGGGCCACCGGCATCCATGCCGAACGCGCGCCAGTTCTGAGCAAAGAACGGATTGGACGGTACCGGCTCATCCGGAAGGGTCTTCACGATGCAGGTTTCAACGGCATCACCGCACCAAGGCAGCTTCGAAGGATCGCCAAGGAACTTTCCGAATTTGAGCCAGCCCGACAAGGCAGTCTTGTCGCGAACCTCGTGCAGTCCCATGCGCCGGTCCATTTCCTTGAGCCAGGGCGGCATGTCCTGCGAAGGAACATCACGAGTCGCCACTCGGCCGCGGCCATTCGGCGACTGGCGAAGAAGTTTGATCGTGTCATTGTCCGCGAGACCTGACACTCTCAGCCCTTTGAGCGTTTGGAACTTCTTGATTTCGCTGGTGGTCTCGTTTCCGATCTCTCCATCTGCAGCGATATCTGCGCCGTGCAGGTTAAGTCGCTGCTGAAGCCATTTTTCAAACGTCAATGTGCTCATTGCGCCCTCCATCGTTTGGGCATGAAAAAACCCGCTTCGAAGAGCGGGTTGGGTGAATTCTGCTATTTGGATCGGCCGTTAGCGGCTGTCATTTCCTGCGCCATCCTGAGGCTGTTGCAGCTCCAGGTCGGTCGTTGCCCCGCCCGATCGGCTTGCGGAGTGCGTAACGGAAACAATCCGGTAAGTGCCATCGACACCCGCTCGCGTTCCCTTCAACTGAAACTGCGCCTCGGCCTGCGCTTCCGGCATCAGATCAAGAGTGACCCGGCCTTTTCCGCCCTCGCGCTCAATCTGCGCCTTGCGAGCCTCGGCAATGTCCTTCGCTTGATTTTCATCGTGCGCGACAGACCGCACAAGATTGACAGCCTCGGCGCGCTCACCGGCCTTGCCCGCATCCGTCTTGTAGATCAGCGGCAGTCCCTTTTTACGGTCGACATATGGCACCTCAACGGACTTGAACACCGTGCGCGTCGACAGCGGTTCAATATCCCAGGAGATCAGGTTGCCGGACCCGTCCGGTTTGAACAGGCCGGAGATCACCGGAAGACCGAAGTCCTGACCGTGCTTGGCAATAACCGCCATAGGGCCGCGAAGCTTGAAGGTTGCACCTAGTTCGCGGGCCAGTTTCTCACCGATATGAAGAAGGCTTTCACCATCTGCGGCGATATAATCGCGTGCGATATTTGCCAAGGTCGGGTCGATCTTCATTTCGAACCCTGCCTTTTGCGCAAGTTTCTTCAGAAAGTCCCCGACCGTTCCCTCATCCTGGTGAAGGCGCTGCGGCTGCTTCGCCTTGCCCTTGACGTCAAAGCCCTTGGAAGAGACGGACAGCGAGCGGCCGCCGGACCTGTTGCCGGAGGACTTCACGCTGTCGATCACACCCGAGAACACCTGAACGCCGTTCAGCCGAACCGCGACTTTGCCGCCTGGCTGCGGCAGCTTGATCTGCCCACCGGTGTCATCGAGCATCAGCGAACAGCTGTCAGACGACGCGCCGGCCTTGTCGGTCACCGTGATCTGTTCCAGATAGTTCGCCATCTTCGAACTGACGTCCTGCCCGTCGATCTCGACCGCCCATTCCGTTTTCCAAGCCATCAGATCACCCGAACAATGTTACGACTTCGCGGGCCTGGACGGTTTCCGCTGGAAGGTCTGGCAAGACGACATCTGTACCAACCGGCACATAGACACCGGTCAGCTTCGGATTGAGCTTCATTGCCTCTTCAATGAGAGCCAGGCCGCGCAAGCCGTGCTTGCGCCACAGGATCAAATCGAGCGTAAGATTATCGCCCACGATCTTTATCGTTTCGGTCATAATCACCCCAAGAGGTCGAAGAGCTGCAAGAGCGCGGGAATGACTTGCAATCCGGTCGATTGCTGCGTCGGTACCTTCTTCAGGGAAACGGAAACCCGCACCCGTGCGCCGATACCATCCCGCAGAAGATCCGTGTGATTGTCGCGAAGGCTCACGATCATGTAGGTGCCGAGCCGCACCCCGTCACCGCGCATCACCGGCAAGGCCGCGCCCTGTTTCATATGCGAGCGGAGAGCTTCAAGTTGCGGCAGACCGCCGATCTTCGCAGGCAGGAGCTGACCGCGCATGCTGAGCGTGTCATCCCCCTCGCCCATGAACTCCCCACCTTTGAGGCCGTTCAGCAGTGGCTTGAACGCTATGTCCGCCGCGCCTGACCGGCTGACAGCATCAAAGGCAAACGGGACTGTGTCGACCGAGACAGCGCCGATCATGTAAAGCATGCCAACACCTCGCTCTTCTCAACCGCAGAAGGAACGACGACTTCCGTTTTCCCTTTCAGGTAAGGTCGAATAATTGCGTTCGGGATCAACCGCCGAATTTCATTTTCCTGCCCTGGCGAAAACTCGCTGTAGATGAATATCGTCTCAGTTGGGAACCCGGTTGCATCCCGACGAATGTGAGAAAAAATTGGTGTAGTCACCTTGCCCCCTTATACCACTGACCAACCGGTATCGACCTGAAGGCCTGCCAGCTGCGAACGGATTTCTTCACCGATCTTCTCGGCAACCGCCTTGGCGTCCTGCGCGCCGTGAACGTTTATATTTTCGATTGAGAGGCTTACGGCCTGACCGCCACCTTGCCCCTGCCCTGCACCAGCAAGAATGCGCTTCGTTGCTGCGGCGCTGTGAATGAACCCGTTACGGTCAGGCGTGAACAGCTCATCGCCCTTTTCCGCCGTGCGGTAGGTTCTGCCGGCGACGACAGGCCCACCGAGCGCGCGAGCCCCTTCGATCTTGGGCTGAGGTGCTGCCGGCGCTTCACCGCCACCGCCCAGGAATGAAGGCAGGCGCAGCATGTTGGAGAGATCGATCCTGCCGATCGCGGAAACGATGCGGTCAGGAATGGATTTCAGGAACTCCCAAAGAGCGCTGAATGCATCAATGATCGCATCGACGAGCGCTTGCCCGATCTTTCGCCCGGCATCCCGGAACTCCGCCTCAGCGGTCGCTGAATAGTCCTTCATCGTGAAGATGTCGGCGATCCAGTTCCCCAACTGCGTAGGGATTGCCAGCACCATGTCGACGAACTTGGCAAGAGTGCCGGAGATCGCCCCATATGCCTTGTCCAGAGCCCCGCGGATCTCCGCCTCATCGATGCCTAGCAAGGTGCCGATGTCCACCAGCTTATTGGTTGCCCACCGCCCAACGTGTGCGGCAAGGTTGGACATGAAGCCGGTAATGGCGCTCATAGCCTGCCCAAGACTGCCGCCGATCACCTCGGCAAAACCGAGAGTGAATTCCCTGATCGGCTCCCAATACCGATAAACGGCGACACCGAGCGCCGCGACAGCCGCGATCACCAAGGCAATAGGCCAGGTGATGCCAACGATTGCGGCCCCAATGGCCGCAGCGGCAGCCTGGATCGCCCCGACCGCGGCACTCGCAGCACCCGCAATCACCCCGAAGAAGGTCCCGCCCCCCAGAGCGCCAAGCATGGATGCTCCAAGAACTGCCAGCCGAAGCCGTTTGGTGGCCGCGACGATCAGATCCGCGCTGCGACCAATGACAAGCGCTGCATTCAGAACACCGCCCTTCAGGAACAGGAAGGAATACCGGCTTGCGATGGCGGCAATGTTCAAGGCCACGAGCGCTGCCGTTAAACCGACCACCGCGGCAGTCACCTGCGGATAGGCTGCGGCCAGATCCGCGATCGCGCTGATCGTCGGCATCACCGCCTCGATGATCGCTGTCAGCGCCGGCAGCAAAGCATTGCCGATCGCAATGGCCAGTTCGGTCATGCGGTTCTGGAAACTCTGAAGCTTCGCATTGAAGGTCTGCGAGCGAACCTCGAATTCCTTCTGCACCGAGCCGAGATAGTTGGTTTCGCTCGCCACCTGGCCGAGGGCATTCTGCAAAAGCTCGGCATTCTCGATCAGAGGCATGACGGCGCGTGCCTCATCCCCGAAGAGATCGGAGATCGTCGAGGCCTGCAATTCCTTCGGCAGCGCACGGATCCGCGCAATGACATCCTGAAGGGTGCCAACAGCGTCCTTTTGCAAGCGCTGTGCTACGTCCGTCGCGGACAGGCCGAGCTTGTTATATGCCTCATGCTGGCGCTTCGACGCAGACTCGCCACGTGCCAGCGCCTTGGTCACATTGCGGAAGCTCGTGGCCGCAACATCAGCCTGCGCGCCAGCCGCAACCATTGCCGAACCGATCGCCGCAACCTCGCGTGCCGAAAAGCCCATGGCGGTACCGGCAGAACCAACCCGCCGCATGAAGTCCAGCAGATCAGCTGCCGACGACGCGGACGTATTGGAAAGGTGGTTGAGCACATCGGCCAGTTCGCCGGTCTGTTCCACTGTCAGGCCAAGCGCTGTTTTGATCTTGGCAAGGCTTTCGCCCACCTGGTCGGCCGACAGGTCGAAGGCAACGCCAACCTTCGCGGCGATCTCAGCGAAGGCGAGCAACTCGTCGCCCTGCATACCGGCCTGCCCGGCAGCGGCAACAATCTCCGCAATGCCGGTTGCAGCCACCGGAATGACCCGGCTGAGTGCAAGGATATCGGCGCTCATTTGCTTGAGCCCGTCCGGCGTGTCGAAATCGACCACCTTGTTGACATCCGCCATCACGGACTCGAACTCACGTGCTGCGTTGATCGGCGCAGAGATCGCCTTGGCAAGCACATAACCGACGCCTACTGCGTCCAGCATCCGGCCGCGCATGGCATCCATCGCCCGGGCGTTTGCATCGACGCGCAGGCGCATTTCGGTCAGGGAATGGCTGACGGCGCGCGCCGGACGGGACACGCGCTCGACCAGCGACACAATGAGTTGTGACGTGAGGGTTGCCAACGGAACACACCTTTGATTGTGCGGCCCTCGGTCGGGCTAATGACTGAAAGGAGAATGGAGACCTAAGGGCGGAATTAGTTCCCGCCCTGAGGCTTCTTGGATTTGGCTTCCGCCTCGACCTGCAAAACCTCTTCGACATGGCCGAAGTAACGGAAGAAGGTCGGGACGTCCCAATCCTCGATTTCCGTCAGGGACTGATGCAGGTACCGCGCGATCTGCGCGGCCATCAATCCGAAGCTTTTGCCCGCCTGGCCAGTTCCGCCTGAACCGCTGTCTGCATGCCGTAGCTCGCCGCCTCTTCCGTCAGGAAGCCCATTTTGACGTCTTCCCAGGACTTTCCCATGAGAGGCGCGACCTGCTCTTCAAGGGTCGCATAGTCGTCGGCATCAAGATCGAAGATCACTTCGGCCGGCACTCCTGCCATTGAGGCATAGACAGCGCCGGTCTTCTGCAGAATGCTCTTGTAATCATCCGCCGCGACGAGGTCCCGGACCTTGCGTTTACGCGCGAACGTCAGCTTGTCGAAGGTCTTGCCGCCGTGCTCGACCGGCTCTTCAAGGGTAAGTTCGACGGGAGTGGTTTTCTGAGACATGTCGTATCTTTCAAAAGAAAAGCCGGGACAGAGCCCGGCCGGTTGAGGTTGGATAGAAAGTTGGAGTTACGCGCCAAGCGCGCCGCGCACGCCTTCGAACATGTCGACACCGTCCCGGCGCAGCTGCCGCTCCCAGAAATCGATGTAGAACAGTTCCTTGCCGTCGAGGGTCAGTTCAAAGTGCGTCACTTCGGTGAGCGCATGATTACAGCCCTGGAAGTCGACGGGATCACTTTCGTCGGGCTCCCACTGCGTGACAGCGCCTTCAATGATCGCCCGGCCCGGCACATCCAGGCCGGTGCGCTTGTCCTTGTAGGCACCTGCAAACACCCAGCGGTCACGCGCCCCCAGTCCTCCGAACACGTCGGTGTCGAGGCCTTTGCACATGAATTTGGGCTCCAGCGCCTCAATGCGTGGAAGAGTAAAATCAACGGCAATAACGCCGCCGCCAGGGTTATGCCCTGCGTTCGCAAACTTGATCGGCGGAATGGTCAGTTTCGCGATCGTGTGAACCCGCGAGGTGCCGGGCGTCTCAGCCCGGCGAACATCAACGGCGGATAGCATGTAAATCGTCTGCATGATCAGATCCTGAGTTCTGGAAAATCGTTAGTCGTCACCGTGTCAGCGCTGATCAGAGATCGTTCGACAGGCGGGCGATGATTTCGTTGACGAGGTTGTCGACGGCCGGCCGGTACCGGCGGATCTCGTGCTGGGCGAGCTTGAAGACCGGGCAAGGCTCGATGCCAATATCCAGCTTCAGGCGGCCGAGGCGGATGTTTTCCGGGCTGTTCTGGCTCTTCTTGAACATCTCGTTTTTCGGCGTATAGCCGAGGATGTTGCCCTCGTTGACGTGATCACGCAGAGCGAAAGCAATCGAGTTGATCCAGGCCTCGGTAGTGTCGGCATGAATGCGGCGGCCGAGGAACTGGTTCGTGATCTCGATGATCTGCGTCACGATGTAATCGGTACCGCGCACCTGGTGGATCTGCTCCCACAGCTCCCCCGTCTGAGCGTTGTCGGTACCGATGAAGCGATACCCGCCATCGGCAATCGCGCCATCAACACCGGTTTCGCCCTCGGCCACGATGGCGACATTCGCCGCAAGCATCTGCTGGCCCTCGGTGGAGCCGTCCAGTGTGGAAAACGGGATCTTCCGGGAAAGACCGGCAAGGCCGTACAGCGCGCGGTTGGCAAACGGGTGAAACGGCTTGCCGCCCCCAACCTGGTTGTCAATACGCGCCATCAGGCCAGCAACGCGCGGCATCATCGGACGGGTAACAACCTGCGCACCATCCCAGACCTTTGCCGCGACACCGATCGGCATCAGACGTTCCGAGTTCATCGTCTCGCGGGCGTCGATGGCGTTCGACGCCGAGGTGTCGTCGACGTCGACCGGTGCGACAGCCATGATCTTGCCGAGGTTGGCTTCCAGCGCCGCGATCACCGGGTTGGTGGTTTCGAGATCCGGGCGCCAGGCAGTGCGGCCGGCAACGACAATGCGCGGGGTCTTGTTGACTGCGGAGGGGATGCTGGCAACGCCGTTGACGATGGCGGCAATTGCAGCCGCGGTCGCGGCGACATCCACGCCCTCGACAACGCGAACGATCGTCACATCCGCACCGGAGTTCAGATCGGTCAACTGATCGTTGATCCCTTTGACGGCATCGGCCAGCAGCCCGGTACCGAGTGCGGATACGGCCTCGGCATCGCTGGTCGAGATCCGCACGGGCGTGTCGGCCGGATACTCGGCAACCGAAGCGTCCTCGGACGTTTCGATCAGGAGCATCTGGGAGAAGTCGGCACCAAGCGCCGGAACGATCTCATCGTCCGGGCGCGTGAAGCTCATTCCAAAGACTGGTTCGGTCATCTTTCCTCACAATCAGCCCGAGAACCGGGCACAAAAAAACCGCCTCACGGGCGGTGTTGGGTTGGATTAAAAAAGCCCCGCAGGCTCAAAGATCGGTAACGGGAAGCTCTGAGATCCGGTTATGGCCATGGCCAACACAAGCGCCCACCACAGACCACCGATGATCAATTCCGATAGCGTGTTGCCGAAACTCGTTCGAAAACGCAGCTCATACGCCCCAACTCCCAAGGCAGCGAAGGGAACGGCAGCAGCGAGAAGCCACTGGCTAGACCCGCTCAAAACGCACCAAGCACCAAGCGTCGGAAGGACGAACAAACCAAGACGAAGGAACAATGCAAGGTGGTCTGACCCAAAAGACACAAACGACATGGCCTTGACGAAAAGAGAATTGCGCCGTCGGTCATCGATTTGAAAGTCATCATGTCGATGAAGATCAAACCACAATCCCCATCCAGGAGCGCCCCAAATCAGGAAACCAAGTCCGAAAACAAGACCGAGCACCGGATCAAGAATTGCCGCTGTCAGCGCGCCAAGAATGGCCGACACGTAATAAAGCGCGCGACCTGGCAGCCGATCCGTCAGGCTCGACATGCCCCCGCCCCTGATCCGGTTGAAAACCATAAAGACCGGCAAAGCCGCCAGCCACGGAAGAAAGAGCGATTGCATAGGCATCCTTTCAGGCACAAAAAAACCGCCTCGGGGGCGGTGCGGGTTTAAGGAATTTGAGATCCGATCAAAGCTGCAAGGAACTCTGCCAGAGCGTGTCGACTTCTTCAGGCGTGAAGCCGAGCGTTACCGAAAGAGAAACGACGAGCGGGTGCGTTCGGTTGAACTCCGCCGCATACTCCCATTCGACCTGCGCTGTTTCCCGTTCCACCGGGTTGGCAATTGCTGCAATCGCCGTTTCGACCTGAGAAAGCGAGCGGCCTGATTGCAGAAGGCCGAGCCGGAATTGCCGGGCAGTGAGTGGGGGCATGTTCTCTCGAAGTTCTTCGATCGTCGGGGGAACAGGAGCTACAAAGTTCCATTCGCCGTTCTCCCAGATGTAGTCCGGGGATGGACGCAGGGGAACCTCTACCGTGCCAACTGGATGGTCGGCTAGCACATGATCAGACGGATACGTGGTGGTTTGCCAATAACCGAAGTCTGGGTGATAGAATCCGTGTTCTGCCATCAATATAGCTCCCGCCAAAGTGCGATCTGGTTGTCAGGAACGCGGTAGTACCAACCCGGAGGGACGATTGCAGAGATACATCCTCCCCAGTTGTTGTTGTCGTTACTCCACCCAACATCAATCCAAGAAGAGTTGTTGGACGACAGTTGCAGCCGCATTCGGTTGTTTCCGGCTGTTGATCCAGAGCCGTTCTGCGTTACGCAAACCATCATCGATTTGTTGTGGGTGTTTCGGTACGAGGTGTTGTACGACCTCGACACAGACCGCCAAGACTGACCTTTACCAATAAATTGGTTCTCAAGGTCCAATGCTTCTCCGGTCACTCTGAAGTTGGCGGAGAACAGTCGTGAATTTCCGTTAGACTTGTAGGGGCCATCAGAAACAAAGTGCCAGGCATTGGAGCTATCATCATGCCAGAAATGGTCGATGTTTGTCCCTGAACGGTCTGAAAATGGACCATCAGAATCATTGGCAATAAACGCACCGTTGTTGGTGGTTACATCCTTACCCTCTGTGTTGATTCCTGCAGTGAAGGTCACTTGCCCTGTTGCGCTGGAGTGTTCATCCGACCGCAAAAACTGCGAGCTATCCAATCCATCGAACAGATCGCTGTCAGCGGCCTTGTCACCGACACCCAGCTTGCCCGCAATTTGACCGGTGATGGTGGTTGCAAAATCCGGATCGTTGCCGAGCGCGGTCGCCAATTCGTTTAAGGTGTCGAGTGTTCCGGGCGCCGAGCCAACCAGGTCATCAAGTGCCGCCTGAATGTCCGCCTGGTTCGCCTTCGTTGCCTGAAGGCTTGAAAGCGCTTCTTGCACGTTGTTCGCGGTAAGACCGGAGATCGGATCTATGCCGAAGAAAGCAGCCTTGGCGACGATCGCGGTCCATTTCCCGGTCAGATACTGCAGCATCATGCCCTGCGTGACGTCGGTTGTATCCGTGTCCTGCAGGGCTGCGAGCGTGTCAGGGAGACCCGTGACGCTGTTGGTCAACGTGTCCAGCGCATTCTGCAAACCAGTCACGTCACCAATTTCGTGATCGTGTGCGCTTGCCGCTTTGCCTGCAAGGGCAGAGTCAATGCCGTTCAAGAGCAAGTCGACCATGTCGACCATCAACGCGATCCGCGCCATGTCATAGTCGAGATCATTATCGACGTGCGGTTTCGGAAGGTTTTTATGCTGAGTTACAGCGTCGGTTGGCATCAGAACCTCTTAGTAACCGTAGGCGCGAAGGCGCGCGATGGACGGGCGGGCAGCCGGCGTTCCGTTCAGGGTGATTTTCACGCGGCCGCCGTTGGGAGCGGAGAAGCCGGCAAGGGTAAGTTTCGGCTCGGTCCAGCCGCCACCAAGCGCGCGGGCACTCTCCTGGACAAGCGGTTGCCAATTGTCGTCGCCGGCGTCGACAAAGGCTGACACAGTCGCCCCGGCCGGTTGCCACCGGTCGAACAGTTCCCTGAAGCCGATTACCCCGTCGATGGTGAAATGTCGGGAGACATAATCGGCCTGTTCCTGAAGCTGCCCACCGATGATCGTGGTGCCGGGCCAAAGGACCGGCGACAGGTATTCCGTCCCGCTGAGAACCGCGCGCAGCTTCAAGGTCTCTGAAACATACTCATCGAACTCGATGGCCTGCCCCGGTGCGAGCGGTATGACATCGCCGTTCGCCCGCTCCAGCTCATAGCGGAAACGGGTCTGGTCGGACTGCAATTCGGCCGTGCCCCGCACGACCAGGTCGGTGATTGCCGCAACCGCCCCTTCAAACAGTTGCACCGTCTTCTCAGTCGGGTTGAACCGGGCCGCAACGATATCGATTTTCAGATCACTTTTTGGGTGCGCTACCCATGTGGTCCGGTTGGAGCCAGAGAACAGATCGCCGTTGGTGTAGGGCTGCGAGGCTACGAGCTGCTGGGTTTCCGGAACCACCTCGCCAAGCGTTGCAATCTTGACCGCGTGGTCCGGATCGTCCGTCATGATGACGATGCAGTATTTCTCCGAAGCGCTGAGATAGTGCGGAATGTTCCAGCGCGGCCGGACCTTTTCCCCCGGCTGAACGCCCGCCATCGGAATGAACGCATCGGCAAGGATCACGTTGGTCGGATAGCCGTTGAGCGTTGTGGCGAGCTGGCACAAAAGGCCGTTCGACGCGCTGCCCACCGCTGCGATCTCCACGTCAAAGCCCAGCATGAAGCAATCGTTGGGCGGGACAAAGGTCCAAGCCAGCGGATCGCCATTCATACCGCCTTCGCGGCCGGAGCTTTCCCGAGAACCCGAATTGCGGTTCGACACGTTGGTGACGTTGGTTACACGCGTGATCTGGTTGATCACGTTAATCACCGGTGGCGGTGCGGAATGGGTGACAAGATGCACCTGCCGCATGACTTCCACCGTGATCTGACCGCTGCCAACAAAAGAAGCCTGGGCAAAGCCGCCCGCGGCCCCTTCCGCCCGGATCGCATGCGTCCCTGTCGGGACACGCGCCGGGATCTGGAAAGTACCGGCAATCTCACCGTTGGCATCCGCAGCAAGCGGCCCGGCCGGCGTTACGTCCCGGCCGCCGAACAAAAGCTTTTCAAGCTGCTCATTCGGCGCGAAACCTTCAATGCTAAAATCGATATCGATCTGCCGCAGGAACTCAGCCTCACGGGTCGTTTGGCTGACTTCCTCGTTGATCGTCGACCTGCCCGGAGATTGCCCTGGCGCTGCGGTGAACTCACGCGTGACGGCGGACGTCCACTGCGTTTCGGTTGCCGTCCAGAAATCGTTATTCGGGTTGAGCGCCAGCAATCCCGGCATCGGGTTGAAGTTGGCATAGGGGTTGACCTTCATCGACCCGGTTGCGAGCGGCTGCGAGATAATCACCTGTTCGGTGTAATCCAGCATTTCCAGCCCGCCGACTGTTTGCAGGAAGGTCTGATAGACCGGCAACTGCAAGACGCCCTGGTTGGCGGCGGCCGACTGGACAACGCCCGCGTCGCGGTAAAAGTCAGACCGGAAATCATCCGTGAAAATACCATCGGCAGAGATAGACGCCGCATCCGGTACCGACTGCTCCAGAATGGTCCGGTTAAGCTGATCGGCCAGTTTAACAACCAGCGAGAAGTGCGCCCGGACTTCCTCATAGGTCGCAACGCGGGTGCCGTTGTTGACGATCTCCGGAGCGCCGTCCCAGGTATTGTGGATCTCGGCAAGCTTCAGATGCCCTTCAGGCGCCTTCGGCGGCAAGGCGCCCTTGCGGGCCGATACGCCTTCGACAACAAATGGCGTGCCGTTGATATCAAAAACCAGAATGTCCTTGCGCGGGATCTTGGAATTATAGGTCAGCAGCACCGTTTCCCCGGTAACGCCTCCCGACAAGGTCACAGTGGTGGCGTCAAACGCATCAGGCGCAACCTGGTCGAAATAAAGATAGGTCACGACATATGTGCTGCCGCTCGCCGGCTCGTCTCCGACCGGTGCCCAGGAGATCTCGTCACCCTGCAACGTGTAGGTTGCCGGATCAAATGTGGTCGCACCCTGCGTCACGCTTTCGATCCGGACGATTGATCCTTCCTGCAAGGTGTCGAGGCCATTCGGCACCGCCCCACGGGTGACGTTTTCCGAAACGCGCTTGGTCACAACGGCCGAAACCAGGTTGGCGATCGGCGGACGGCCGACTGTCAGGACTGCGGTGCCGCTGCCGGCATCGGCGAAGCTGAGCGTTTCAGCGGAGACCAGTTCAAGGTCCGGATCTTCCGGCAAGAACAGCGTAAAAGCGGTTTCACGGGTGCGCCGCCAGCCCTGAATGTTGGCTGCGCCGGCTGCGATGGAGAGGATCTGGTTGCCCTCGCCATCATCACCGAGCGCGGTTACCTCACAGCCAGAGACGATATAGGACCCGCGAGCGCGATCGTAGATGGCATTCGTCGCCAAAGGTCCGTCAAAGGCGGCCGGTGCTGTCTGGTCGACAACCGTGCCGTCACGGACCTGATAGACCTGAATGAACTGGCCTTCGCCGCCATCGTTGAGCAAAGCCCAGGCGAGAGTCCTGTTAGCGCGATGGGCACCGGGTTCGCCTTCCGCTTCGCTACCAGGCTGCAAGCCAACAAGCGACGCATCTTCTTCATGGCCGACATATGTGACCACTTGGCGCACGCCAACGATCACGTCGCCGGCAATGGCAACATTGTCGAACTGAGCCGCCGGGACGGCCAACACGTGGCCATCGATATAGATCCGGCCGGGCTGCAAAATGATGCTGGCGGTGGTCGGTACGACATTCGGATCTTCCGGATCGATGTCGAGGGCAACCTTGATTTCCGCGCCGCTTTCCCGGTTACCGTTTCCGGCGACCATGTTGCCGATCGCCTGAATGCGGCGGCCGGTCAGGCCCTGAAGTTCATTGAGTTCCGCACCCTGGACATACCGGTCCTCGACAAAGACCAATTCCGTGCGCTTATCCGGGGCGCTAGGCGTTCTGTCGAAAGCTCCGGGAATGCCGGACTCGTGTTCGTAAGCCATCAGAACCTCAAGAAAAATTGGACGTGTTCGCGCACTGTCTCTCCAAAGAGAATGGAGACGGGTTGCGCAGCGATTTCTGTGCCGCCGGTCAGGCCGGCAGGCTCCAGCCACAGTTGGCCGGGTTTTGTTTGATCGGTGACGTTCGCGTCGATCACGACCGAAACGGATGCGGCTTCAGAGCCGTAACCATCCCCGAAGCCCGTCCTTGCGAAGACATGCACACCGAGCGGGTTTTCAGTGCCGGGCTCCAGAAAGTCAGGGCCGAAGGTGTAACCACTCAGGCCGTGCCCAACAGCCCGGCAAATGGACTTCCGGTAACCGATGGTCTGATCCTGTGCGTCCGCGAACCGGAGCCAGCAGGGCAGCCCCTCCAGAGACGTCGCCAGCGAGACTCGCCGGGCCTGTTCCGCATCGTTCGACCACTCGAACGTCGCAGTCACCCACGGAAAGTTCATGTCAGCCCAAAGAGAGCTATCAATCTCGGGTATCCAGATGCCGATGGAGGTCAGTTCCGCTTCAGTCAGAACATGGCTGAACTGGTAGTTTCGCCCGAAGGACCATTTCGGGCCTTTGCCGTCGATCCGTACACCGCTGTCATTGGACAGGATCGAGCCGCTCAGCCGCGTCCGGCAGCCCTCGGCGGCTGGCACGTCATGCCCGTTAACGCCGCGCCGGAACGTCGAGCGCTCCGGGATACTCAGGTCAACAATGCCGGCGATCTTGAAAAGATCTTCGCGATCATCTCGAACCCGATCCAGATCAATCTGGAATTCAGCCCAAGCTGTGCGGCGCGCCGGCGGGTCCTTGAGAGTGCCCGAATAGCCGACAATTGCGAGGCCCCGGTTGACCGATTCATGCGTGCCCCTCGCCTCGCACCACGGACGCCGAAGAGCAAGGATGGCGGCATAGGTTTCAACGAATGGCTGGAGAACCCCCATACCAAACTCTTGAACCAGATAGGGGCGCAGATCCGGTGGCTGCACAATGTGCTTCCACCCGGAAATATAGCTCAGGGCGGGATCAATCTTCGGCGCTTGGTCCCCTGCCCGATCGAGCGCGACTTCAATCGGCGTCGCATTGGAGGGAAGAAGTGTCTCGGTCATCGGCCCCGCCCGGCAAACTGAACGGTCACTTCACCAATCTTGACGGCTTCCTCCGGGCTTGCGACCACATCAGCCACCGGTGCGTTGACCACGACATTTGAAACGCCGGCCACCATCGCAGCCTTGCTCACCCAAGCCCGATGCAGGTCGAGCCCCAACAGGTTCTCCTGATCGCGCGCCAGGCGAATGAGATCTGGAAGCTCTGCGAGAACGTCTTCCGAAGCATCCGGTGTCAGGGTGACGGAAAGATCGACCGCAAACACTTTCTGAACGGCCGACATCACGTTGTAACGGTCGGACACCAGGCGAACCGCAGGAGCTTCAAGAGCGGCCCGAACAGTCGCAAGAAGGGACGCAGAAGCCGCGCCGCCAACGTCAGTCGACAGCACGGCAATGTTGACGGTCGGGTCTCTTCCAACGGTCCATGTCGCGATGTCGCGAACCTTGGGGCTCGATGCCATGGCAATGGCCTTGAACCGCTCATGAGTGCCGCCGGGAGACCGGCCAATCGTCGCCAGCTGAACGCGCTCACGCAAACGATCATCTGTTTCACCTGCGAGCCTGGCAATACCGTAGTGGGACGCCAAATGCTCAAGGTCTGTGCCGGTTGAATAGGCAAGGATCTGGTTCCGAGCGACATGGTTCGCACGAGTGCGCAAACGGATCTCGCGATAGCTGAAGGCTTCCAGAACGATCTTGACCGGATCTGTTTCAAGCGCGCCGACATCATAATCGATGCCTGCGGCCGCGAACAAAACGGTCACATCATCGATGAAGCCTTGCAAAATGGTCTCGTAATCCAGTTCCTCAATCACTTGAGGATCTGGAAGGCTGGAAAGATCGATCACGGTTTACCCTCAGATGACCGAGGCCGAGGCGGAACCGCCTGCAAAACGCACGGAAAAGGAAAGATTGCGCTCGATGGTGAAGTCACCAAGATGGCCGCGGGGCCGATAGTCCGCCTCAATGACAATGCCGACTGTCCCGCGGCGGACTGCGTCAGCCGAACCGCTGAAGGAAACCCGGCGCACATGCAAACGAGGCTCCCAGAGATCTATGGCGGTTCCGATCACTTGCTGCACGATCGCCATCAGTGATGGCTTGACCGCCCGGCCGAGCAGCTCAGCGACCCCGCCTCCGAACTGCCGGCGCATCACACGCGATCCGATGCCCGTTGACAGGATCACCTCCACGCTCTGAAGCGTGTGCGTGAGATTGTCGAGCGGGAGCATCGTCACACGGTCAAAACCGGACATGGCTTATTCTTCGCCTTCCACGGACTCGGCACTGTCTGCCGCAGCTTTCGGCTTGGACGTCAGGAGCCGCCCAAGCGAAACGTCATGCATCGCCTCTTCCTCGGTCAGACGCAGTTTGCGGCTTTCGGGAATGCGAGCAGCACTGATCGCGCTGACACCGTCAGCGACGTAATAAGTCTTCTTAGACATGGATTTCTCCTAATGCGGTCCTTCGGTGTCCGCTCCGCCGGGGATGACCCCGGAGTGGACATGATCATCGCCGATGTTGGTGCCGTTGTGCTTGACGTGCCCGTCTGCAAAATCGACGTCGCCTTCGACTTCTAGATCCCCTTCGATTTTCACGTCACCCTTGATCGTGACGTCACCCTCGATAGTCACTTCGCCATCCTTCATCGTGATGGTGATGCCGAAGGCTTTGACGACATTGGCTTGCGGGTCATTGCTCGGTGCCTGGTTGCTGTCCGTAAAACCGCCACGCAAGAGAACACCCTGCCGAATGTCACCGTTCGGGCTGAGAATGCCAACAACCTGCCCTTTGGAAAGTGGAACCCAGGACGATGTCTGACCGCCGCTTTCCGGATGCGGCAACCAGGGCGACAGGAAAGGGCCGTCTTCATCGTCGCCAAGCTTGATCCGATATCCCTTGGCAGGGTCGATTTCTTCAATAGGTCCGATCCGGATCATTTGACCGAACCGGGTTTTCAGCATCTCGATATCGATGCGCTGCCCCGTCAGAAACTCAATCATGCCCCAACCTCAACCGGCTGTCCGCCCGCGACATCAATTGTCACATTGCTGATCTCGCTGTCCTCATCCGCATCAGGCACGTATTCGAAGCCGAGCGAGCCGAGTTCGGTCAGGGTCAGGCCGATCCGCTGACGTGCCTCTTCCAGATCCTCAGGGGACGCCGGGATCTGATCGAGGATCAGCGCTCCGAGCTTCTGGTCATCGGCATCGCCAGCCGCGAGCAGCGCAAGGAACCGTGAAAACGGCGCGCCCTCAGGTACGTCCTTAAGGAACTGCGGATCTTGCAGGGCGTCGACCGTAAACGTCAGCTTCTGCGCCGCCACCCGTTCACCCGTCCGATCGCTGCCGGCGCGCTCACAGGTGACTTTCACCACGCGGCGGATCAAGCCGCGCAACACTTCTGCCGCTTCATTCTGCCCATCTGACAGACCGGACCGGATTTGCCGCCCCAGAATGTCCAGGTAGAAATCATGCATCCGGCTCGCATGCGGGATCGTCGGGAAAATGACCTGCATCTTTCTTCCCGGATGGTCCGGATCGTCAACCTCTTCCCGCATGGCGTCGGTGACACCGTATTCGAGACAAAGGTTCACAAGCCCGTTCTCGTGAAACGCGCGCTGTTCGTCAGGCTTGGCTTCCGCGTCATCGGTATAGACCGCGATAAACCGGCCCTTTTGCGGCTTGATGCGCAATCCTTCTTCGTCCTCACCGAGAATACCAATCTCGCTATCGAGAACGTTTCCCTCGGCTACAGTCCGGTCCTTGAGGGCCTTGACCGCCAACATTCTCAATGCAATCCGCACAAGGCTCATCAGCTGTCCCCAAGATTGATAATCAGACGGCCATGGCCGTTCGGATCGACAGAAGAAACGCGCCAACGCGGTTCGCCTGGTCGCTCCAATGCAATGACTTCGTCACCCTGCCGGACCTCAAGGTCTGGGTAGACCGCTGGATCCGGCTTCAGAACCGCGCCGCCTGTCCGGACATTGCCGCTGAACTGGCCCGACCGGTCACCAGACAGAGACTGGTTCTCGCGATCCTCTTCAACCAACGGCGCAACGATCTCGCGTGCCGGCCGCTCCGGATCTTCCCGGCCATCCTTCCAGGCAACGATCCTGACGCGTTCTGCAAACATGCCGTCCACACTCGAATGCAGACGGCGCTTGAATTGATCGAACCGCGGCATGTTTCATGCCCCTCGTTGTCAGGCCTTGGCGTCGGCAAGCGCGCTTTCTGCACCATCCAGGGCTGCCTGAGCCGTTGCCTTTGCCTCATCACTCTCCGCGCTTTCGAGAGCTTCCTTCGCCGCCGCGACGGCCTTTTCGAGCCCGGCGAGTTCGGTCTTCTTCTTGTCTGCCCCATCCGTGCTTTGGGCCGGTTTGGTAGTAGAGGTTGCTTTTTCTGCGAACCGGTCGCTGACAAGGTGCTCGCCGTAGGCAATCGGAACAGTGACCACCTCACCGGGCTCGCAAACCCGGTCCTTCGCGGACTTGAGAACATCCTTCGGGATGATGCCACCGAGGGGGAACTGGATTTTCATGGTTGTTTTGGAAGCCATTTCACGTCTCCTTTTGATGTCGAAAGGCTGAATGCCTTCGGAGATCAAAAGAAACCCCGGGGCGATGCTCCGGGGTTTTTCGCAGGTCAGATCTGTGCGGCTTAGACCGTCAGGCGCCGGAGCGCTCCAGGCCGAGTGCAAAGCGAGATCACGTTTGTCTGGATCTCGATTTCTGCCTTCTTGCCGTTCTGCGGCACCCAGACTTTTGCGTAACGCGGCAGGCCCTGTGTGTTCACCGTCTCGATGTAATCGGCCGGCGCGAAGCGGCTGATGAAGAGCCCGGAAACACCCATCGGCGTTACACGGCCCTCGTTCTCGGCGATGTAGCCAACGCCGCCGTTATCGGCTTTGGCCCTGCTGCCATTCCGATAACGTTCAAAGGTGAATTTGCCGATCTGGTACTTGTCCGGAATGGCCTGGCGAAGCTGGTTAGCGCCGACAGTATTCAGGAACGTTTCGCGGATGCGCTTGTGGTTCCAAACCTTCAGGTGGAATTCTCGGCCAGTCCAGACATGAAAGCCGGTATAGTAATCGTCGAGAGAGTCTTCGATGGACCAGGCAACGTCCGTTTCGAGGATCTCGTCGACCTTGGCGGCTTCGTTGTCGAGATCCAGACTGACGGCAGCCGGTACGGCAATCCCGAACCGCGAATAGAGATTTTCGAGGACCACGCCGGATTTTGTGACCACGATGCCCTTGATCGCGCCGGCGCGCTGATGCTCCAGCGTCATGTCGAGATCGCGCAGATGACGATCGGTCTTCGACCGGACCCGATCCATGACCTGCTCGACTTCGGTTTCGGAACCGAATGCACGGACGCCCTGAACTTCATCTGCCTTGACCGCGTCATCGCGCTCATAGTGAGGCACCGAAAACGGAACCAGACCGCGACTGCCGTCGCCAGTCGTCTCACCCGGACCGCCACGCTCGGTCGGCTCCACAAGGCTCAGCTCACCCTTCTGGTTTTCAACAGAGATAACGGTCGTTGTGACGCTGTCCTCTTCGAACATGCCCGAGGACGAGATCTGTCCAGGGCGGTAAGGCTGTTCGTTGACGGTTGCCGTCAGGTTCTGAACGCTGAATGCATCGTCATTGAAAATATCGAGTGTCGGCATGCAGGGTCCTCCTTAGCGTGCCTTGATGCCGACAGCGCGCAGCTGGTCGAGCTTGGTTGCGGTTTTGGTGTCATCGTCTACGGAGGCATGGAAAAGAAGCATCGGCTTCTTGACCTCTGCGTCGGCGGTGTAGGCGACGACTTTCTGGTCCGCGTCGGTTGCGTCGACAAGATATCCAAGGATCGCCGTTGCGACCTCTGCGCCTTCCTTGCCAACGACCTCGGCGTTCGGCGAGAAAACATATTTCTCCGAAGCGGTGACTTTGCCGAGGACGGAACCCGGCTCAAGAACACCTTCCCCGGAGGCGATGGTCACGGTATCGACGGACCGCTTGCCCGATGCCTCGGAAAGCACAAAGGCAAGATTGCGCGGCCCCATGGTCTTGTTCTCCATGGCTTATGCACCTTTCATCTGCTGAGCGCGGGAGGCAAAGATGCCTGCGCGGTTGAGTTTCGCCTGTGCAGGCTTCGGGCCATCGGAGGGCAGAGCCTGGCCGGAGGCACGAAGTCGCTCGGCTTCATAGGCGGCTGGGTTCGCCTCTTCCTCTGCTTCGCTCGTCGGCTGTGCGGCGACGCCTGCAGCGAGAATTGCGACTGCGTCTTCGGCAGTCATGTCGGTACTAAACGCAAGGTGCTGCGCCTGAGCCTCGCGACCTTTTGCTTCATCAGAGCCAAGAATGGCCTTGATACGCGTTTGGGCAGCGGCGGTCGCATCGGCAGTCACCTTTGCGACATCGACGGATTTACCGCCCGCCTCGGTTGTTTCAGCCATGCTGGTCTCCTCTTGGCTGGTTGGTGCGGCGGACGCCGCAATTCGGTTGATCTCGCGCTCGAAGGTCCACCCCTTCTCGACGGAAAGGGCGACAAGACGCTCCGGTGCGTTGGCATAAACGCGATAGTCGAAGGCGGTTGCCTGCTTGGCCTTGGCCTCTTCGGCTTCGTCGGCAAACCCGGCCTCGACCGCCTCATCAGCGGTGAACCAGGTTTCGTCTTTCATGATCTGGCGAACCTCTGCCAGATCCTTGCCGCTGCGAGCGCTGTAGAGCGACGACATCTGCTCGGCGAGCTTGTTGAGCGCTGCGGAGGTTTTGTCATGGTCGCTGGCGGTTCCATAGGTAGAGCCGGACGGATCGTGGATCATCAGCTCGGAACCGGCACGCATGACAATGCTGTCGCCGGCGAGCGCAATGACCGAGGCGGCCGAGGCGGCGATCGCGTCGATCTTGACGGTCACGGTGCCCTTGTGCGCCTTCAAGGCGTTGTAGATCGCGATGCCTTCGAAGGCGTATCCGCCACCGGAGTTCAGCAATACGGTCAGGTCGTTGTCGGTGCCATGCTCCGCAAGCGCCTGCAGCACCTCGCTCGACGTGAAACCCTCACGCCATAGGCTTTCCCCAACGAACCCGTAAAGAACGAGTTCGCCGTTCACATAAACCGCCATCGGTCTTTCCTTGATTTAGATGAAACGAAGTCTGCGAGAACGGCCCTGCCGCCCCTTCCCGTTCGCGCGAGCGCATTGCCCTTCGTAGTCGGCAATCAGGCTTTTGAGCTGCGTGACGTTGGCCTTGCTGAAGGTGACCTCTTCACCACCCATGCGGATGATCAATTCTGAAGATCCGCTCGCGACAGCGATCAGACGTTTCTTCAACGCCGTCACAACATCGCAAGGTGCGTTGATGTCGACATCTTCACCGCCGATCTGGATGACCGAGGAAATACTCAAACCTCTTCCTCCTTCGGATCGTCGGGCTCTTCAACAGGCGTGCGCGCAGCTGGCGCTTTAGGTGCGTACGGCGAAGCCATCCCGGCCTCTTCGTATCGACGATGTGTTTCGAGCCGCTGCTCGAAGAGATCGTCCGGATCGAGGCCAAGATCCGCAGCCTCGATCTCGATAGAGCTTGTGCCATTGTTCAGCCGCTCGCTGGAGGCCTTGGAACTCTTCAGATCGTCGGCTGTCGGCTTCGGCGGTCCTTCCCAGGACGCCTGCAGAATGGCATCACGGTTCGCAAGGAACGCGCGATACCCACCTTTGAAGGGAATGCGCCCCTCTCCGATCTCCTCGTCGAGCCACGCTTCATAAACAGTACGCTCAACCGGTACTGCACAATGATCGCGCCGCCGCTTGACCACCGGCCAGATGGACGAGTTTTCCATCCGTACAGACGAATAGGTCGCGTTGGTATGATCCATAGTAAGCGCGCCATAGGAAATACCAATGGCGCGGGCTGTGTCGCGCGACAAAGCATTCGAAAACGGCAGATACTGGTTTCCCGGAGTGCCCGCCGCCTTGAAGTCGAGCTTCTCGCCTGGAGCCAGGTGTGAAACTTGCGGGTCGCCGCCAATGCGGATCTCAGACTCTGCCGCAGCTTCCAGACTGCCCTTCAGGTAGTCGACATAGTCGTTCGCGTAGTCCGAAGCACCTTCGACATCTTCCTGCTTCAAGACCTCAAGCGCCTCAAAGGCTTCCATGGTCGGTTTTTCGCTGGTGAGCGTTGCCGCAAAAACGGTCTGCAAGATCGCGGTCTGAAGTGTGGCATCGTCCAGCAACTCGTGCTGGATATGCTTGCGGAACGCAGATGCAAGAACCGAGATCCCCCGCACATCCGTCGCGTCCATCGGATTGAAGACGTGAAGGACGATGTCCCGCCCAGAACGATCATACGCATCATACTTGCGTTTGACGGAAATCCCGGCCTCGCGCTCCTCAAAGAGATAGCCGACAGGCCTGCCGTTTTCGTCCTGATAGACACCCTGATAGAGCCCCTCAACCTCGTTTGTATCCTGAACGAGACGATGGGGCGGTGTCAGGCAAAGTTTCGTGCCGGTCGTGATCCCGTAGCGACGACGGACGGCGCGAGGCATGTACTCAAGAAGACCGGTAACTTCGCCGTATGCCATATCCCAGCGAAGGGCGACGTCGACGAGCTGTGACAAGCTGAACTTGCCCCGGAAATCTACCTCCTTCCGGTTCTTCCGGTACCGGTTCCAACGCCGCTTTACGAGCCGACGCCATTCCTTGATCTCATTGTCGCTCCAACCCAAGCCGGAGAAGTCAGGCGTTGGCGTCATCTTGAGCCCGCTACCGACCGTGTCGGCAATCACCTGGTCAGCGGCACCGCGGAGCCGGCCGGAATTCTTGATAAGGTCCAGCGCGAGTGCCGCGGCGCGTTGCCACGATTGACGGATATCATCCCGGCTCTCGACCAGAGAAACCATGCGCGAGGCAATGACGCCGGAACGGGTGTCCCGGAGATAGCGGCTCTGCGGCCGAAAATCGGAACGCGCGCGCAGCGGACGGCCATGCACGTCAATCAGCCCGTTCGTTTTCGCCATTTGCTGCGCGATGCCTTCTCAGGTTCAGGGTTGGTTTCTGGTTCGGTTTCCGGCGCGGGCTCGGGCGCCGGCTGGCTCAGGAGATCCTCGAAATCGCCTTGTGCCTCTTTCGGGAACGTTTCCCGTTCAGCCTCGTATTTGTCCCAAAGCAATTCGGGCATGTCGCGAACACCAAACCGAAGCGCTGCCGCCTCTGCCTGGTTCATGGTGTCGAGGGCTTCGTTCGCCTGCTTTGGGTCTTTTTCCCAGTTGTAGACGTCAAAACCGTCCTTGTTTTTCTTCGAGACACGACGCTCGGCCGTCAGCTGCCGGTAATATTCATCGTCCAGCCCGGTCGGGAATGCGATGTAACCGGCTGCCAGCGGATCTTCTTTGCGGCAATTCCTGTAAAGCGCCATTTTCATCACCGACGCATTGAAGGAATAGAAGCGTTTGGACCACTTCAGGAGCTTGCCTGTCTTCTTGTGCCGTTCCTTCTTCACCGGCAGAAGCATCGGAGCGCTGTCGGAATTATTGCCGCGAACCATCATCACGACGCTGGCCGGATGCTTCTTCACCCATTCCCAAACGTCCTCGGTGTACGCATTGCCATCGATCGCGATGCGATCCGCCGAGATTTTACGGCCGTAGGCGTTCGGCCAGGTCTGCTTCACCAGGGCGTTCAGTTTCTCCTGACAGCTCTCTTCCGAGATATGCCCTGAAAAGACGCCATATTGGATCACGAACCGGTTCTTGTTCCGGCCCCAACCGACGACATGCCATTCCACTCGGTCGTCCTGACAATCGATGCCGATCGTGAGGATCACAGCGCCCGGAGGAATGCGCCCACGGGCATAGTCAGAGACCGCGCCGCGGTCGCGCAAACCTTCCCAAGGTGGAGCTTCACCCTGCGTCTGAAACGCTAGCCCGACGACGTCGTTCATAAACGTCTGTTCGCTGGCCGGATCTCCCTTCGCCTTCAACCAGGCACGGGCGATCCGCTCAAAGGTTTGCAGAACCGAATAGGCAGACCAGATCCAGAAGGAGCGATGCTGCCGCTTTGCTTTTGGGTTCTGAGCGCGCCATTCAAGGCGTTTATTCAGCTCAGACCGGTGATGCTCCTCAATCGCTGCGCCGCAATCGGGTGCTTCGCAATAGAAACAAGCATTTTCCGGGTGCTCTTCATCCAGATAGGCAAGCATGTTTTCCCATCTGAGAACCTGCATGTGACCGCAATGCGGACACGGGACGTAAGGAAGCTCCTGACTTCCGTCTTCAAAGTTGCGCGTGATCCGGCAACCCGGCATCACAAGCGGCGTCGAGATCTTGAAGATCTTCGCGAATTCGTGCGCCTGGCTGCGGCTGTCGGCCTGTGCCTCCGGATCACCGGCTGTATTGGTTTCCCATTTCGCCAGATCGTCCTGCACTTGGCGCTTCATCGTCACCTGGCTGAGCGATGCCGGCGAATTCGCACCGGAGATCTGGATAGCTCCACGACCATCCACCCGCTCCTTGTAAAGAACGGAATCGCTGCCATCGCGAGACGACTGCGGAAACAGCGCCTTCAACGATGCCGAGTTCTTCAGCATCGGCGACAGCTTCATCTTCGACCAGCGCTTCGCGTTCCCCTCAGTCGGATGGACATAGAGGAAATCAACCGGGTCCATTTCAATGGAACCGCAGGTGAAGATGTTGGCGAGCACAGTGCCGCCAAGCTGCGCGCTCTTTGCCAGCGTCACGATCCGGCAAGGATCGTCAGGCGAAAGAGCGCGCAGGATCTCGTCGAAATATCCGAACAGGTTCCGGTTGTAGTTGCCCTTGAAGGGGCTTTCACGCTCGGAAAAGCTGACCTTGTTCTCGGCGTAATCCAGATAATCGACAGGCGGCGGCGGGTTCAAAACCTCAGACAGGGCCTCAAGCGACAAGCGGCGCGGGTTCGCTGTGTCGACTGTGAGGTAGGTCATTCTTCTTCGCTGGTCTCGATTTCCGACTTGATCGTTTCGGGTTCTTCATCCGCCTCATTGCGGGCAGCCTTCGCGGCCTTCGCGCGGATCTCCCGGAACTCACCCCGCAGGAGGTGAAGAACATCCCTTGAAGGTACCTTGAACTTGCCCGCAACAGCATTTGCGAAGTCCGGAAGGCTTCCCTCAAATATGTCGAGAAGCTTGCCGGCCATCTGGTTCATTTCCGCCTTTACAGCGGCTGTCTCAGTGAACCGGCCCTTCCTCTTCTCTTCTTCCTCTGTAGCCTTCCGGCTGGTGATGCGCGCCTGCAGGAGCTTTTCCTGCTTGAGCTGATCCTCAACGGTCGGGCCTGTGTCTTCTGGCGTAGGCCACGCAGCAGGAGATCGCTGCGGCGGACCTGGTTGGAAAGGAAGCTCGCTTCCAGCTGGATGCGGCGGAGCGGCCGGCGGTTGCTGGAGGCGCGTGCCGAGACCGTTGCCCATCATCTGGCCGATATCCAGCTTCATGCGGAGCTGCGCCAATGCAGGCTGAACCCGGATCTTGGCGCGGCGGCCCTCGCCGTCCAACGCCTCACCGGAAAGCTTGCCTTCGCTGATGTATTGCGAAACCCGGCCCGGAGTGACGCAGATCAGTTGCGCAAACTCTCCTTTGGACAGGGTTTCCGGCATAGGTGCGTCCACCGCCCAGATCCCCTCAAGTTCTCAACTTTAGAAGTTTAGCCCTCAACTTTAATTTTAGGCTTTGAATTTAGCGTCAGACTGACGAGATCTCGGGAGCTTCCCGCCCGTGGCGGGGCGAGGCCCGGTGTACGGTCCCTAAAGCCTTCAGCCGAAGACCTTGCCTGTCTCGCGCTTCACCTCATGGATGACGCGCATCGGCAAGACCTTGGCGACTGTTGTTTGCCATGCCTCGGCACTCGCACCCTTCACCAGTTCCGTTGGTAAGATGACGCCTGACTTCTGATTCTTGATCGGCAGGCGTCCCGAACCCGAACGCGCATAGACATGCCCGCCCATGTTGAGAGCGACACGAGACGGAAACTTTCCGCCCTTGATGAACGTGCCTTTGAAGATCTTGCGCTGACCGAAAGGCCTGGCGCTGACACCGCTGTGGGTTTCCCTCGCGTCGAAATGCTTGAGGGCGATATCCCCGCCCCGTGCCTTGATCCGGTAAACGAGCGACGAGGCCGACGCCCGAACCGGGACCATGGCGGCCCGGACGGTTCGCAGTTTCAGGCCGGTTTGCTTTACCAGCGCACGGCCCGTCCTGGTCCGCCCCTGCGATCCCGCCCGGTTCAACGACCGCGATCCAATCAAACGGATCGTTCGGCCCGAAAGTTTGGACATGGCACGATCCAGCTCCCTGATGCCGGTGACATCAGACCAATACATACCGAGCATGCCAGAACCTCAGATCACGGACTTGATCGATACAGCCAAAGAGCTGCGCACAGGTGTCGATACGATCAAGCGCGCACATGGCAACCCCAACAAAAAACCCCGCGGGCGTTGCCAGCGGGGTGTGAACCTTTTTCAGTGCGGTTTTTGTATGTCAAGCGTCAGGTTGCAGTCAAGGATATTTTTCGCGCAATACGGATCGGGCGACCTCTCAACCGCTTCTCGGTGTCGACAACATTCCACGGCTCTGCTGGCCTCGGGGTCATCACGGGCTCATAGTCAGTGAGAGTATTCGCAAGCATTTCAACGAGTTCACCAAGGGTTGCCAGCCAAAGCTGATATTCGCCACGCTTCACCAACGCCTCGTGCGGATCGGGATGCAGATATTTCTTCTGATACGCACCACGCTTCGGGCGCTTCCGGTATTTGTCCCAGCCATCATCCTGCTCAACCTGCGCAGTCACGCGCGTGCCGCCATCGTCATAGTACCGGTGCTTGACCAACCGAAACCAGACCGGGCCGCCGTGCTCTCCGCAAACAGTCAGCAGCTCAGGTGCTTCGCAACTTCCATCCGGGCAGCCGCCCATGATCGCGTAACTTTGCACCAATTGTCCAACTGGACGCTGCAGCCAACGCTGCCCCTGACCATCCACGACAGTCAGGCTGTTAACAGCGCCATTGATTGCGTTCCGCCCATGCTCGCCGAAGGCGGCCAGTTCCGGCATCGGACACCAATCGGGCGGCAGATCAAGATCCAGAAAATTGAATGAGCAAACTGCCTCATGCACCTTCATGGCATCAGGATGCACGACCTCATCAAATCGCGAGAATTGACGGTCAGGTGCTCTGCCGGAGGTATCGACCCTGGTGCCCAGAAGCCCCAGCTCAATGATGGCAAAGAAGTTCGAGCCAGCCACCGCGCTTTGAACCCCGTCACGAGCCCCCTTCGGCAACTCTTCGCAATAGGCCCACTTCAGCAGCTTTTCGATATCGATGCGTCTCTTCATGCCCAAGCCCCGGTTTTGCAGGATTTCAAGTGGTGGTCCATGTGGTCCATAGTGGTCCAGTCAAATAAAAGACTATATGGACCGGCATTCTCGTTGCCCTTCAATGACTTAGCGTCGTGGTCCAGATGGTCCGGGCAAACCAGCCATGTGGAGAGCAGGTGCAAAGGGGTAGATCGGCAAACGGACCTCACGCGCGCGCGGGGCGTGATTTTGTATGGACCACGTGGACCATATGGACCAACCGTTGATTTCATTGGCTAATCCCGGTCCACACTGTAACCGGTGGTCCACGCAGAGGGTGGACCAAGGCTGCCGGAAAGCCGTTCTCCCCCTCTCATCCTGTCTCTCTCCACGCGGAGAGCTCGCTTTGAAAGGTTGGCAAGTCGATCTCTACGGGCCAATCGACTGCCTGCCCAACAGCCTCTTCGAAGCTTCGGCGGCAATCCTCCAGGCTCGGAAAGATATAGACCCGTTTCCGCGTACCACCGTCGCGTGGCCGCGCCTCTGGAATCCCAGGAATGAGCTTCAACAATGATTTGCCGAATTGGTTCAGGTCTGCGCGCCGCTTTATCCCGACTTTGTCAGCCGAGGCGAGATATTCCTCATAGAGGATCTGCTTGATGATGCTGCCACCTGGCTGCCAGCTGTCATCTGCCTTGAGCAACGTCCCCTCAAAAAGCCGCTCGAAAAAGAACTGATCGACACTGTCGAGCGATCGCAGCTTTTGTTGCAGCAGCGCACCCGTCCGCGGGATCTGACGCAGGTTAACGGAATTCAGATCGAAAGCCAGCAGATCGGCCAGCAGCGCCTGGCGCCCGCCCTCCTCCAGCTCAGACATCATTTCTCCGAAATAGCCATGGTTCTCCTTGGCGTTTGGCGCGCAGTCCAACACGCAATACCGGCGCTCATCCTTGCCGGCCGGCACAACCCAGTCCTCGTTGGAGGTCATCATGATGCGCACGAAGTTATCGAGCCGGTACGGGTCAACGCCCTTCGACTCGATCATCTGCGTTTTCGAGGTGATCAACCCTTTGAGACGACCTTCGGCCACTTTGTCACCAGCCCACACCGCCTCTTCAGCCTGGAGTAACAGACAGGCACTCATATGGGCATTGAACTGCCCGGTAATGTACCGTGGATCATCCACTTGGAAGAAATGAGGCGCGATCAGGCTGCCCATCACTTCGCCCATGATCGACTTGCCGGTTCCCATCAAACCACGGATGACAAGCGCAGTGCCCGGCCGTTCGCGCGGCCGCTGAAGCATGTGTGCGAACCAGGCGAACACCCAACGAAACAGCTCGGTGTCCTCGTTGCAGATGTTGGTCAGCATATGGTCTTTCAGAACCGACCATGACCCGGCCTTTGCGTCAGGCCGATAAGAAAAGCCCTGCCAAAGATTGAGGTAACCGCGCGTTCCCGCCTTCCCTTCCGGGTTCGGAAAGAACTCGATGCCGTCGTACTGACGGCGGTGGCGTTCACCTTCCCATCGCTTCGACCAGGACACGGTCTTGATCTTACCGTCCGCCCCCATCACCTGCGTGGGTTTGTTGTTATAGAGCCTGTGGAAGGAGTCCACCTGGACAACACGAACGCGGTCCTCTTCCTTGGCATGCGGCTGTTCGCGCACCATAGCAACCTTGGATCCGATCAGGACAAGCGACCACTCCGCATTCATCTTTTCGAGTGAATAGCCCCATTCTTGCGGCACAGGCGCACTGGATCCGGTGTCATTGTCCGTATCATTTTCCTGATCCGTCAGAATTTCGGCGTCAACGTCCGTTGTGCCGGGCTGACTGGCGTTTTCGATCATGGCTCGCACACGCGCCAAGCCGTCTGCGCGCGGATCACTGGCATCCGTGTTTTTTAAGTTGCCAGTCTGTCCTTTTGTTTTCCCGGCACTACCTGTTTTCGCCTTTCCGGCGCTAAGTTCAGCCCGCAGTTTTGCATGTACGTCATGCTTCTCCGCCCCACTCGATGCCCCGGTCTCCGTCACTGCAACGATCTCCTCGTCAACCCAGAGGAGAAGCAGTAAACTTCTACCATTGATGATTTAAGGTTACAGCTCGGTGGGCAAAACTCATGGATTACTTCAGAACCAAGACGTTTCGTTTGATTTTTGCAATTAACTGCACAGTTGCGTTGGTTATCGCTGCCGTCTGGGCCCTTCAGGAAATCCCAAAACCAGACAACAAGGAAACGGAAGTTTTTGCAGTCATCCACCCCACTGAAGAACTGCAAGCCAACATGCAGATGTACATTTTCACTCGAATTGATGAAGCAATGCGAGTTGCAGAGTACACAAGCACCCCGCTTATCGACTTCTTTCCCGATGCAGATGATTTCACGAAAAGCATCATCAATCGAATTGACAAGACCGCTAAGCCGTCCGAAATGTTGGATCTCGTTTCCAATGAGATCGCCCGATACCAAAAAGCCGTCAAAATTCGGGTCTTGCCTCCGCCGAATATTTTGGTCGGCAAAGAATACGACTTGGCGGTTGGCGTTACCTACGATGTTGCGCTGATCAACGACTGGGCTTCGATCGCGCCCACGCCGGGCCTCGCGTCGGAATTTGAGATTGAAATTTATGCGGGCGACTACAGTCTCAGCAAGCCGCTTTCGATCGAAAGGACACTGATAAGCGGCAAGGAAGAAATCTTCCGCTGGCGTTTTTCTGCACCCAATAGTGCCCCCTCGCCCATGCACCTCAATGTCACGCAACTCATTAGGTTCGGCGAGCGGACCGTGCCGATAGGAACGGGAGAAGAAGTAAACTTCGTCGTACGCGGCACGCCAGCCTCTACGTTGACAGAGTGGCTCACGGAGAATGTCGGGCCTATTTCCACTGCAACTGACTATGCCAAATTCGCCGCAATTATCTTCGGTTTGATAGCCAGCCTTTATGCTGCAGTTAAGCTGTTTTTCATTTTTGCAGACAAGTTCAAAGGGCTTTTCAAGGAGCGATTCAGGGGTATGCTGCAACGTTTGGTTTGGGCGCAGCAACGTGCGTTCAGTCGCCGAAAGATGCCCCCCGTCAAAAACAAGGAAGAGAAGCCAAGTCCCTGGGTTCAAGACACGCATTCCGATGGCGAATAGTGTCATGCCGCCCCCCGCACCAAGTCATTGTAATCTTGCCCCTCAGGTGCCCAGGCATCGAACTGCCGGCGGCCGAGTTTCGCCCACCGTGCGTTCGCCCGCGCCATCACCTGTTCGGCGGTAAAGCGATCACTGTCGCCATCACCGAGACGAACAACTTCCTCGACCTGGTCGGGAATGGTCAGCGCCCTCGGGTCATCCATATCCGGGAAAGGCCCAGGCACCTTGAGCGGGCGACCAGCCCTGTTCTTCAGGTGCGGGTGCGCGATCGTTTCAATGGCCTTGCCGCCCATGGATTGCAGATCGATGGAAACCCAATAGGCCGTTCGGCTGAAAACATCGGTTCCATATTCGGCCAGGGCGACAGACGCAGTCGTCTCCCACCCCTCGCCGACAACCAGCCGGGTGAAGCCTTCAGGCTGCAACAGCTTTATGGAGGCGTTTCGCTTTGAGCCGCGGATCTTCTTTGGCGCGATCAGTGACGGCTTTCCACCCTCGCGCGGGTCCGCATATGGATCTTCCAGCTCAATCTTCCGTCCTGGTCGGCGCGGGTCGAAATAGGTGATGTGCACACCGGCAAACGAGCCATCCAGCCCGGTTATCGGCGCCAGCATTGCCGGCCCGGAAAAGAGCACGAAAAACTCCTGCCGTTTCTGGCCCGGTACCGGCCGCGAGTGCCAGTATTTGAAATGCGGGTGGAACCGAAGCGGCAGAACGAACGGCAGCGGCGCCAATCCGCGTCCCCGCAGATAGCCAACACCTTCCGTACCGCCTACGCGGCCGCCATATCCCCAAAGCTTGAAAGCCTTCTTGATTTCCTCTTGGCGGCGAGCCTCGGCAAAAGCCTCCTGCTCTCTCCGCTTGTCCTCTGCCCGCGCCTTGTCCTCGGCGATCTTCTCCAGGCTCAGCGGCTCCGCTTCAGCATTGCCACCAAGACGCTCCATTGCCTCAACAAAGGAAAGCCCCTCGACGTTCTGCAGAAACGTGAACTGATCACCCGTCGCGCCACAGCCAAAGCATTTGTATCGATGGTCCCGATCAACGCAGTGAAAGGACGGGCTGTTCTCCACGTGGAACGGGCAGCAAGCCCAGAAGTCACCAGCGTTGGCGTTCGTCTTCGCCCTGTCCCAGGTCACGTGCCGGCCGATGATGCTCGAGATCGGATTATTCGCCTTAACGCGTTCCTTCTCGGCTTCGGTATAGCGTTTCATGGGAAGACTCCCATCTGCAACCGGGCCGTGTTATTGGCAAGAAAATGAGAACGTTTCGGGAAATACTTCCAGCTTTGTCTCCAGTCTGGCTGTACTTCGTTGGACTTGGACTTCTTGCACTTGGATATTGGATTATGCCGATGGATTGGTCTGGAATTCGAGAGATTTCGAATTGGATGGGCATCTTTGGAACGTTGGCAGGCGCTTTGGTTACTGTAAGCGGCGCTTATTTGATTGCACGATATCAAATAAAACCACTTCTTCAACAAAACATAAGCGCCGAGACGAAGGCCTTTATTGATCGCGCAAAAGAATGCTCTGCCATTTCTGAAGAAATTTTCAATTTTCAAATTGAAATTATTGAAATTACAAAGGACTGTTCCTTTATAAGTGAAGATAATGAGAAGCTTGACGCTGTTTATGCGCTGCCTCAATGGAGTAAAATCAAAGCTCAAGCACAACGCATCGAAAACTTTTCCGTTCAGGCTGATCTCAGAATAAGACGGCTTCCAATTTATCCAGACACAAACTCTGAAGTAATAAAAGTTAGACAACAGTATCGAAGCACACTCGAAGAAGTTGAATCTATAATGAGCAAGCTCTGCTATTTTTGCAATTCTCGCGAAACAAACGATATTTCTAAGATGAAAGAGCTGAGCAAACGGGCATTTACTGAAATTATTAAGTATGCAGATTGCACCTATCTGATGATCAACGCACTTGAAGAGGAACAAAACCGACTTGAAGGCCTGATCAGAAAGCCATGAGATCATCGAACTCGCTCCATTGATTGTGGCCACCCAATCTGTTTGGCATGCGCTACTGGCGATATTTGGCAAGTCGGTGAAAAGGTTGCGCATCAAGTCACCCTCCTCTTGTCGAACTGACGGAAAGTCGGCAAGTTCAAGACGGAATGGGGGACACCTGAATGGGGCTTATTTCTTGGCTGCTCGGTATGGACCGGCCACGGCTTCGGTGGTGGCTGGCTGCTCTGGCGGTCATGGCCGTGCTCATCGGCGTCAGTCCATTTCTTTGGGTACTGTGCCTGCACGCTTATCACATTGTCATAGAAGCCTTTTCCAAGGGGCCTGCCCACTACTTGCAGGAAATAGCTGCGCAACCAGACAACGAGTTCTTTGCCAACGTGCGAAATCTTGGCCTTATCGCACTCGGCATCATCGGAACGGCGTTGGCACTCTGGCGCTCGGTCCTCGCCCATCGAGCCCACAGACTGTCCGAAAAGGGGCTGAATCTGGATCGCTACCAGAAGGGTGCACAAATGTTGGAAAGCCTGGACCTGTCTGTCCGCTTTGCTGGCATTTACGCCCTGCGTGATCTTGCCATAAGCGATCCGGACGAAAGCTACAGTCTTGTGCTCGACCTGCTCTTTGACTTTGTCCGCGAACGATCCAAGGTTCGCGTCAAATCCGTCAGTCCTGTACCTGTCCACCCCAAAGTATACTACGCCCCGTTTCCGGCCGATCTGCAAAAGGCCTTGGAAGTGGTATCCAGTCTTCGCCGCACACTGCCAAACGCTCGATCCCTCGAACGTGGCTGCCTGTTGGATCTCCGCAATGCAAACTTGTTCGGTGCGGATTTGGCGGGATTGTACATGCCCAAAGTGAAGCTTCTTCATGCGCAAATGTCCGGTGCTAACCTGAAAGGAGCGAACCTTAAAGGAGCAAGCCTTCCCGTTGCGAACCTGTCCGGAGCGATCCTGGACGGAGCAGACCTTTCCAAAACGAACCTGACTGGATCGTCTCTTGTCAGAGCGCACTTGTTTTATGCAAACCTGTCCGGAGCGACGCTGACTGGAGCGGATCTGTCTCGAGCAATCCTTTCGGGAGCGCGCCTGTCTGAAACAAACCTGACCGGAACAAACCTGTCCGGAGCGGATGTATCCTCTCCAGACATCGACATTACGAACGCCTGGGCCGTGAGAATTAATCCGCCCAAGGGCGTCTCCGAAAAGATTATGGAAGGCCTCACACTCCGTAACGAAAATGAACTCCGAGCTGAGCATCTCAAACGACTTTTGGCGGCTGAAAATCGAAAGGGCAGCTGGACTGAAAGGCTCCGTAAGAGAGATCCCAATATCTGACATCGCACCGACCCTAACTACCGCAGCAACATCAATGCCCGCCTTCCTCGCCAACGTTGGAAGCGGCGTGCTTGTGAAGCCGTTTTCGTTTCCGCGCATAGGCATGAGTATCTTGACGACGCTTAACCCGTCCGTTTCCAGTGCGGTTGGGCTGTGAGCATCGGGAGTAGTGAGCTTGATTTCAGCCGCGAGACAGCTCACGACTGACTGCATGATCTCTTTCCAAGTGATTTCGCAGACCATGAGCCAGCCGGAGTTGTCATAGTCGGCCATCCATCCGCCCGACATGACCTTGTGGTTTTCCGAAGAGCGCGCCGATCCACCGGAGGTCAACCGGTACGGCGCATGGAAACATGCGACAGGAAAACGGCGGCCAAGCTTCGGAACCACATCGCGCGCATCCCCCGGGTGCAGCTCGATCTGCCCGTCCAGATACGTCAGCACGACATCACCTCCGGCTCTTCCGAAAACAGATGCGGATGGGTCTGAACCGCCGTCACCGCACCAAGCTCTTTCAGAACCGTCATGCGCGCCGCGATCTTCTCTTCGCCATCGTACGCCGGCTCATAAACATCCTTCGGCCCCTCAGGATGGAACACCCACAAGACGACAGCAGCCGGATCCAGCTGCACGATTTGCTCGGCGGTCATGCTTTTCATTCCGGGTCTCCTTCGGTGCGGCCGAGCGGCGTCAGCGCGTAGGCGCGGCCGTCGCGGGTCAAGAGGTCTGCAGAAACAAGAAATTCGAGTGCCTTGCGGACAGCGGACGGGCCGACGCGTAAATCCGTTGCAGCGCCCTCGACAAAGATGCGATCGGGACCGGCCTCCAGGTCACGCTGCGCCTGGCGCAACAGTGTCTTTTCCAGACCGGACAGCGGCGGCATTGTGCCCGCCCGCCAGACAAACAGAATGTCGCCGTCCTGGTCGCGGCGTACCTTCAGTTGCTGAGCACACAAGGCGATCTCGACGATATCCTGCGCCTCAACGAACAGAAGCCCGTGATAGCTTGCGATATCGATGACACGGATACCGTCCGGATGCCGCTTGGCGAGATAGTCCATCGCCACGGGGTCGATCACCTGATCAGACTTTCGGACGAAGTCATTCATCGGCGCGAGCAAATCGGGAAGGATGCGCGGTGTCTGGTTCATGCCAACCTCTCCGCACCAGTGAAGTTACTCATTCCCGTCCCTCCACCGCTTGCGCGTGTCGGTCGAGAACTGCGAGCGCCTCAATGGCTGCGGAAAGTTTCGCGCGAATATCAAGGTCCTGGATCTCTTCCAGGCTGACCCGACCGTCGTCGCTTAAAGCTTTGCAGATGGATTCCGCAGCTTCAGCACCACTGCGCACCAGCGCCCCCAATTGCTGGGGCCAACAGGCGTCATTTGTTCGCACTGCCTGAAGCGGCACAAACACACCGCCGGCCAACCTGCATAAGGTGCGCACCACTTCAGGGTTGTCCGCATCCATCGTGAGGTCCATCAACACGTCCGCCGGAACGTGATCGCTTTCGTGGTGGGGAGATCCATACCGTGAAAGTGCCTGCTGCCCGACGCGAGTTGAAACAGCGGCTTCTGACTGACCACCAGCGTCTCTTAACAGCCTTCGAAATGCTGCTTTTATGGCCGCTCGATCATGCTCCGAAGTCGGACGAGACGTCATTGCGTAACCTCTGCAGATTTACGCGGTGACACGCTCGGCAGTTGCGGGAGAGACTGACTAAGCAAACACGGATCGATTTCGTTCAATCCATGCTCCTGAATCAGTCGGAGAGTTTCCTCATGAATGAAAACTCTGATCGCCAAAGCCTTTTTGGAAACAATGTCACCGCCATTGGACAGCCGCTCATACAACCGCCCGTCTCGGACAGAGACCCGACCAAAGTGACTTTCAGACATGCGCTCGCCGCACTCACGCTTGAGAGCGAGGAAAAGATCGATGGGTTTGAGCAACTCGTGTGTCATAAACCAGATAATGCACGCTTATGCGTGCACGTCAATAAGTGCGAACGCTTTTTGATGCGTGCGATACACGAAAAACAACTCTATAAATTTGGGATGAACGCATCACCAGTCGACAGAATTGCAGCCGCATTGCTATTGAGCGGCAAAAGCTTTCGGAAGATCTCCGAGGCGGCAAAACTCGGCGTGAATTACGTTTCACATTTTTTTATAAAGCAGACACTTCCCAAGAACGACACTCTGGCTGCGCTTTGTAACGTCGTAGATGTCGATATGAACTGGGTACTGACTGGGCTCCCAAGAAACAAGCGAATTGACACGCTCTTGGACCTATTCTCGCACTTGTCTTTCGACCAGAAACGCGACGCGATTGCCAAACTGGCCGAAGGCGAAAAACTGAGCGTCGAGGATCTCTCTCACGTCTCAGAACAAACCAACACTCCAATCGAAGACCTGCGCGAATGGATCTCTGGAAATGAGACCACTCGGACGACTGACCACAGTTCCGCCGCGTTCGACGAACTGTCGCGTATCGCAAATGGTCGAGAGTTGGATATTGAGCTTCTCCAAGAATCCCTTGAGGAAGCGTATGAACTCGAATATGCGATCGCAGGCCGCCTTGGCCCACCTGAAAAACGTGCACAACTCGTCAAGAAGATTTACGCACTGAAGCTGTCGAAGTCAGATCGCGGCGCATAATCAGAATTTGTAAGCTGACCGTTCTGCAACTCACCACTTTCGCCTTGGTTGCATTTTATTGTTTTTTTACTCAACTTGAAATTGAGCTTTACAGAGAAGAAACTTTGCCCCTTAAATGCCTGAACGGCAATTCATATCAGATGTTTAATCCAATCAATTGAAGACCGTGCAACCGGGGCTGGAAATGGGTAACTCCTTTGAACGGAAGAAAATTGAGGCGTTCGCAGCTGAGGTTTACAAAGACCTCACGGTACGCTCCCCAGAGGAGGAACTAGAAAACTTTCTCGACAAATGCAGCGACTATAATTTGACCATCTTTGTCAGCTGCTTTGTTTGCCACGATCTGTTCGGACACAGTCACCCTGAACGTTTAATGGGTGACGATGTTGAACTGTTTATGAAACACGCTGACCCTTTTTTGCAGACGGCAATGCTGCAAAGGAGCTTGCTGTCATGACCAATAGCGTTACGCGACTTGATCTTTCATTCTTGAACTCCTCGACCGACCCAACAGCTAAATGCATTGTTTCTGAGTGCATCAGAAATGACTTTTTGCTCTGCGAGGAGATGGGGAAATATTCTGAACAATTAGTGCTGCTTGATGGAAACCCGTCACGGCTGCAGTCACCACAAATTTTGTGGGGAGGCAGTCAGAGCTTGGCATCTGCGCAATTCAACTTTGATTGGCCTAGAACACCCGTGTCCCCACGGTCTGTTTTTAGTGAAACTTACCGCCAAATTGTTGCTGGTGGATACTGCGACTGCATACACCAAACCTCCGTAATCATTGAACACATTGAGTGTGACGACACGGTCTTAATCGGTCGCCTCCCTGTTTCTTATGTTCGCGCCCTGATACCAATAACAAACGGACAAGGTGCATGGTTTATTGGGGTTTACTCGTTCAAGCCTAGTCCAGGCCGATATCCAAAGGCCTCATCAAAAGCTGAGCAATTCCGGCAGGCGTGCATCCCAGGAAGCACAAATCTTCATATGCCTTGTTCGCTGGCGGCCTCTCCCAGATAAGCCCCCCCGGATAGCAGGTGGTGTACCCCCACCTCAGGAAGAGTGCTTTCTCAAAGGCGTGATGCCTAGCCATCCATCCGTAAGTGTACACCGGTCGCCACTTGGTATTGGCGATGACCAGGCAAAGCCTGACGATATAGGCCGCCAAATTGTTCTCACGAAGGTCAGGCGCCACGAAAGTATCGCCGATGTAGGCAATGGACCCGGTGACGTCCTTTGCGAATGGAACCGCAGTTTCCGAAAGCAGAACAGGTTCACCATCTTTCGTTCTGTATGCTCGCATCCAAAACTCCCGGATGTACCTGTCCAGGTCCCAGCCTGAAATATCGTCACAACGAATAGCGGTGGTGGCTACAACATAGCCATCTGATGATCTGCATGTGACGCCTTGAAACATCGAAGGTGGCAAGGTGTTAAGCGTTCGGTGAAAGTACTCGCCGATGTAGCCTTTCTCAGAGTGCGATACGCTTTGCTCGTAGGTAGACACCTCGTCATGTAGCTCGATCTGGCTAACGCCTAGCGATTTGATCTTTGCCTCTAACGCCGCTCCCGCCCTCATCAAATCAACAACTGAAAACCGAATCCCGGCCAAAATCACACCCTCGCCAAACATTTTTCCCACCTAATCTAGCGGTTTAAACCCGAATTGCGCGGCAATTTTACGGTTGCAGGAACGTCTAATTCAACTTTTTTAAGTTCAATATATTGATTTGCACGCATTTGCGTGCATTATAGACACATAATCTGGTCGGCGTTGAGCTGAACGCCTCCCCTTAAAAAGTGTCTCAACATGCCTTTGAAAGTTGGAAACACCGAAAGAGCAACTGCTGCCACTTTTGCATGCTCCCAAAGATCGAGGCAGCGCGGTAGCGTTTCCTCAAAACTTGTAATCGGGAGACGCAGAAATGAGTTTCGTTCAGAACACTTGGTCGAGCCTGAAAGTTCTGAAAAACGGACTGGAATGGTTTCACACGGCGACACACGAAACGCCGGAGTACCGGGTGTGGATGGTTGGAACGCTCGTCGACAGCCTGCAGAAGTGCATTTCCCGACTGGAAGCAGAAATCCGGTTCTATCACTCAGCAAAGAGCCCGACGCGGTCGCTGGCCATCACAGAGCCGGATGGCTCCCAGAGGTACATGCATGGGGCGCAGGTGGAAACCTTGTGCCTACGCCTGCCAGGCGAGGCCGAAGATGCCGTTGTCTACGGCAAACCCGCCGCCTTGAAAGCAATTGCCGATGCCTTGGCCGCCACCGGTCATCCGGTATACGGCCCTGCCCCCATCAGCGAACTTGCTCAGCAACTGGCGGATGCATGCGATCCGCCAGGAAATGGAGATCCGCATGAGCATCGACGTTCTTGATGTTATCGCCCACGGCACCCTCTTTGCGGCGACCGGGCTTTCCGGCCTATGCATCGCCGCCGTTTTCTGGATGCAGTACCGCCAAGGCGCAAACAAGCGCCGATCACGATCTTCCAAATCCCTGATTTTCGGCCAATGGCCTCCCCTTTCCTGCCCAAGAGACATGAAAGCAGAACGCAATGCCGTTGCTCCCTCCCCGGTTTTGCGCCCTGACAGTCTTCGGCGCAGGCCCGACCGGAGTGTTGGCAGCCCCGCTCCGGTCGGCCCGTTTCCGTTGATCAACCGGGCACAGATCCGGACTGCACCGCCCCATTGGCGAGCCTTTGGTTCATCCCCTCAAACAGAAAGGACAGCCGAATGAAATAGCACTCACAAGGGACGGCGCCCGGACCTGACCACTTACAAATCGCAAAAGGATGCGCCGTCCTGCCAAGCAGATTTTGGAACCTCAATCTGTTTCGCAGGACTTCCCCCAAAACCAAGGAGATCGGAATGAGTGACCCAGGCGGCGTTGCCGGCGACCAGCTGCGCGCTTTTGTCGAGCGCATCGAGCGGCTCGAAGAAGAGAAGAAAGTCATCTCGGATGACATCAAGGACGTCTACGCCGAGGCCAAGGGCAACGGGTTCGACGTGAAAATCCTGCGCACGGTCGTTTCCCTGCGCAAGAAACAGCCGCACAAGCGTGAAGAGGAAGAGGCCGTTCTTGATCTCTACCTGCACGCTCTCGACATGCTTGTCCCGGACCACGATCCGGGAGCGGGTTCTGCTTCCGGACCTACTGCCGGATCCGGAGAAGGCTGATGTCTCACGTGTCCGCCCTGCAAGTTTCCGATGCAAAACGTTTGCTGCCGCCGGCCGCTCACAGGGCGGAACGGTTCCTGACTGATGCCGACAACCTGATTGCCGAGATCGTCAACTGTGAAAAGGATCTGAAGGCCTGCCTCGAGATCTGCCCGCACGACAAGGCGGAAATTCTCCGCCTGACCGAAACCATCAAGAAACGCGCCATGACGCTGCATGGCCAGGCCGTGCAAGCCTGTCAGAACATCAAGGATGGAAGATGACCCAGCATGCCTCCCCCGTTTCCGCTCGCTGCATGGCGAACCCGATGCTGATGGCATCCGGCCGCGCAGTCGATCTCGCCAACCTCGCTCCCGCGGACATCTTCTGGCCCGACCTGGTCGAGGCACTTGTGAAGATGCCCCGGTTCAACGGTGCAACCCCGCACGTCCACTACAGCGCTGCGCAGCATTGCTGCCTGATGTATGATCGTGCGGTTGACGCGCATAAAGCCTATGCTCTCCTGTCGGATTTCCATGTCGCGTTTTCTTGCGAACCGCCCTGGCCTTTTTTGGCCTTCGCTGCCGCAAAGACCGGCTTCGCCGACGCCTTCATGGACGCGATCCGCGAGGCGAAAGGCGAGCTGACCGATGCCATTTTCGCAGCTGCAGGCCTTCCTGAAGATGATGACGACGAAGTCGCCATGGCCCGGATCAAGTATCTACAGATCCTCGACAAGTCCGTCACGGCAACCGAGGTTCGCGATCTCCTGAAGGCAAGCGCCGTCATGGAAACATGGCACCTGCCGAACCCTTTCAAGGAAGTCATCAAACCTTGGGGCCTAGACGAAGCGCGTGCGCAGCTGGAATTGCGTCTGTCATTCATCGGCATCCGCGCCCGGGGCTAAGCAACAATCCGATGCAGCCCCTCCCCGCCAGTGTTCAACAGTCTTTGGATGACCTCTTTACCGAGGCCGGCGGACCATTGGTCGGCCACGCTGCAGCCGCCCGGTTTCTCGGGGTGCATTCGAAGACGTTGACACGCTGGGGTGATGATGGCCAAGTTTTCTATCGCATACGGGGTGCGCGGCGAGCATATGCAAAAGAAGACATCGCCGCGGCCATGACAGGAAGCTCGACATGTCAGTCTTCAGGAAGCGCAAACGCGACCCAGAAAGCGGCGAATGGGTCTACACTTCGCCGTACTACCACTTCGATTTCGTCCTCACGATCAACGGGACACGTCGTCGATTTCATGGCTCAACTGGAGAAACGACAAAAGGCCGCGCGCAAAAATTCGAAGAAAAGGAAAAACGGCGCGTAAAGGACGAAGGCCCGAACGACCACATGACCCTCGGCCAGGCGTGCCTGCGCTATCATGAGGAAGTCATCAAGGGTAAGTCCTCCGAGGTCGACGAGCTGATCGCCATCAAACACTGCTGCCGCCTGATCGGCAGCGACCGACACCTGACCTCCCTCACAACCGACGACATCGCGATCGCCGTCCGCAAACGCGCCGGCGAAACCAAGGGCAAGAAGAACAAGACCCTCGTCGCTCCGGCAACCGTCAACCGCCAGATCATCGAAATCATGCGCAAGGTGCTGAAGCGCGCGAAACGCGTCTGGCACGTGCGGATCGATCTCGACACCTTCGATTGGTCGAGCATGCGGCTCAAGGAACCAAAAGAACGCGTACGGGAATTCGTAGGCGACGAAGCCGACCGGTTCTGGGGGGTAATGCGCCCAGACTACGGCCCATTCGTCTGGTTCCTTTTGTCCCGTGGTCTCCGCGTCAATGCCGCCGTCGGCATGTCAAAGGACCGCCTGGACGAACCGCGCTGCCGAATCCAGATCTGGATCAAGGGCGAAGGCTGGGTATGGGTACCAGTCACCAAAGAACAGATGTCCGTTATCGTCCAGGAAGCAAAGAAGGCCCCAGGCAAAGCCGTCTGGAGCTACGAAATGCAGCGACACCCGAACCGAGGCAAACGCCAACCGATCACTTACACCGGCTTTCGCCGCACCATGTCCTCAGCCTTAAAAGCCGCCAGCATCACCGACTTCCGCATCCACGACCTACGCCACGACTTCGCGTCCAAGCTACTGCGTGCAACACGGGACCTTGCCCTGGTGAAGAATGCGCTGAAGCATGCGGATATATCATCGACGGTTCGTTACGCGCATGTGCTTGATGAGGATGTCCGGGAGGGATTGGAGGTTTTAGAGGCCAAGAAGCCGAAAACCCGGAGTCAAGCTGAGCGGTAG